TGGCGAGCTTGCCGGCGTCGAGCGTCCTCGAGACTGGCAGTGGGAGACGATGGGCGTCATTGGCGCTCACCTAAGCAATCCAGAGACGCGCTTCCAGCCGTTGATGATCTCGGTCGCGTCCGGACACGGTATCGGCAAATCAGCCGAGATGGGCATGATCCTGAACTGGGCCATGTCCACCTGTGAGGACTGCAAGGTCGTCGTCACGGCCAACACCGAGAACCAGCTGCGGACGAAGACCTGGCCGGAGATCGGTAAGTGGTTCCGCCTGGCGATCAACAAACACTGGTTCAACGTCACTGCGACGAAGGTTGCCTCGGTCGACCCTGAGCACACTGACAGCTGGAAGGCTGACGCGGTGCCCTGGAGCGAGCACAACACCGAAGCATTCGCCGGCCTGCACAACAAGGGCAAGCGCATTGTCCTGATCTTCGACGAAGCCTCGAACATTGCCGACAAGGTGTGGGAGGTAGCCGAGGGCGCGCTGACGGACGAAGGCACCGAGATTATATGGCTGGCCTTCGGTAACCCGACGCGCAACACCGGCCGCTTCCGTGAGTGCTTCACGCGATACAAGCACCGCTGGGTCACCAAGCAGGTCGACTCGCGCACGGTTGACGGCACCAACAAGCAGCAGATCGCCAAATGGGCGGATGACTACGGCGAAGACTCAGACTTCTTCCGAGTCCGTGTGCGCGGCATGTTCCCGAGGGCGTCCGACTTGCAGCTGATCCCGACTGACTGGGTGGCCGAGGCGATGCGGCGCGAGGCTGTGTTCGGCCTGTCTGACGCGCTGGTGTGTGGCATCGACATTGCGCGCGGCGGTGCTGACAACAACGTCATTCGTTTCCGGCGTGGCCTTGATGCTCGCTCGATCAAGCCTATCCGCATCCCTGGCAGTGAGACGCGCGACACCACTGTGTTCATCGCCAAGGTGTGTACCGTCGTGCAGGAGCATCGCCCGGACGCCGTGTTCGTCGACTCGACGGGCGTAGGCGGGCCAGTGGCCGACCAGCTGCGCAGGCTCATGCCTGGAATCGTCATCATCGACGTGAACTTTGCCAGCGCCGCCCCCGATAACCACTACGCGAACATGCGGACGTACATCTGGTGGATGTTGCGCGAGGCGCTGCGTGCTGGCCTTGCTATTGAGCAGTGTCCGGACCTTGAGGCCGAGTTGACCTCGCCGGAGTACACGCACAACCAGCGCGACCAGATTGCCCTGGAGAAGAAGGCAGACATCAAGAAGCGCCTCGGTATCAGCCCTGATGACGCCGACGCCCTGGCCCTGACCTTCACCTTCCCCGTCCAGAAATCCCAACACACGCACGAGCAGGGCACGGCTCTGCTCAGCGACTACGACCCGTTTGCGAGGTAGAAACAATGTGCGGCAGCTCGCTCAAGAAGATCGTCAAAGTGGCCACGCTCGGCCTCGTTGATATGGAAACACCCAAGCCGCCGAGCGCCCCAGATGCACCAACCCAGTCCACGCCGACTGCGGTCGACCCTGGCGTCACGCAGGCGCGCGAGGACGAGCGGCGTCGCAGGGCTGCAGCGGCAGGCGCAGGCAGCACGATCCTGACTGGCGCAGGTGGGCTAAACACAACCGCTCAGACCGGGCAGAAAACGCTCCTGGGGGCATGATATGGCTGATTCGTTGCGTCAACGCCTGGATCGCCGCATGTCTCAGCTCAAAACCGAGCGTGACCGTGGCTGGCTCCCGCTGTGGCGCGACATCAGCGACTACATCGCGCCTGATATGGGCCGCTGGAATCTGAGCGACGCCAACGAGGGCAAGCGCCGGGACCAGAAGATCATCAACAGCACGTCACGCGCGGCGCTGAAGATCCTCGCCTCTGGCATGTTCTCGGGCATGACCAGCCCATCTCGGCCGTGGTTCAAGCTGGCCACGCCTGATGCTGCGCTGATGGAGTTCGGGCCGGTCAAGTCCTGGCTGCACCAGGCCGAGCGCGTCATGCAGGACGTGTTCGCGCGCTCCAATCTGTACAACGTGCTGCCTACTCTCTACGGCGAGCTGGGCGGTTTTGGCATCGGCGCCATTGCCTGCATGCCGGACGATGACGAGTTCGTGAGGTTCTACAATTTCACGGCAGGCAGCTACATGGCCGCTACCAGTTCGCGGCAACAGGTGGACACGCTCTATCGCGAGTTCCGCATGACAGCGCGCCAGATGGAGCAGCAGTTCGGGCGCGACGCGATGAGTCAGGCCGCGCAGAGCCTGCTCAGCAGCAACCCGGATGCGTGGGTTGACGTCTGCCACGCAGTCGAGCCGAACGACAAGCGTGATTCTGGAAGGCCAGACAACCGCAATATGCCGTTCAGGTCCGTGTATTGGGAGAAGGGTGGGGATTCCGACGCGCTGCTGCGGCAGTCCGGGTTCCAGACCTCTCCGATCATGGTGCCGCGCTGGGATGTAAACGGTGAGAACGTCTACGGCCACGGTCCAGGCTCAGTGGCGCTCGGTGATACCAAGGCCCTGCAGCTGATGGAGAAGCGCAAGGCGCAGATGCTCGAGAAGCTGGTAAACCCGCCCATGGGCGCTCCGGCTTCACTGCGCGGCCAGCGTGCGTCGATCCTGCCAGGCGACATCACATACCTGGACATGACGAACGTCGGCCAGCAGTTCGCGCCGCTGCATGAGATCAACCCGTCGGCCTATACGGCATTGCGCGGCGAGATCGAGGCACACGAGGAGCGGATCAACTCGGCCTTCTTCGTCGACCTGTTCCTGATGATCAGTTCGATGGATGACGTCCGCACTGCGACAGAGATCGCGGCGCGCAAGGAAGAGAAGATGCTGATGCTCGGCCCCGTGCTCGAGCGGATGAACGACGAGCTGCTCGACCCACTGATCGATCGGGTGTTCAACCTGATGATCGAACAATCGTCACCGCGCTGGTCGGGCCTGCTGCCTGGCAAGCCTCTGCTCCCGCCGCCTCCGCAAGAGCTGGCAGGCATGGACCTGAACGTCGAGTATGTTTCGATCCTCGCTCAGGCGCAGAAGGCGCTCGGGGTCACTGGCATCGAGCGCGTGGTGAGCTTCGCTGGGAACCTGGCTGGCATCTACCCGGACATCGTCGACAAGCTCAACCTCGACCAGGCTGTAGACGAGTACGCCGGCATGTCTGGTGTGCCGCCGACGATCATCCGTTCAGACGATGAGGTTGGCCAGATTCGCAAGGCCCGCGCCGATGCTGCTCAGGCCGAGGCCATGAACCAGCAGATGCTGGCCGGCATCCAGGGCGCCAAGCTGCTCTCTGAAACCGACGTATCCAACGACAACGCACTGACCGCACTGGTAGGCCAATGACCAACGCAAGCGATGAGCGCTCCCTGAAGAAGGCTGAGCGCGAGGAGCGGCTGTCCCGCGAAACCCTCGAGGCTGACTTTCGCTGGCTAATGGACGACCCGCGAGGGCGCCGCATCGTCTGGCGCCTGATGGCCAGGTGCAAGGTATTCGAACCCGTCTTCAACACGCACGGCGGGGTGATGAACTTCAACGAGGGTCGGAGAGATACCGGCCTTTTTCTTTTGGGCGAGATCGACCGGCTGTGCCCTGCGAAATTCGCAGTGATGGCAGCAGAGAACGCCCGCAAACCAGAGGAAACGGAAACCAATGACTGACTCGACTCAAGCAAGCGCTCCGGAAGCCACCACCAGCGCAGCGACAGACGTTCAGTCCGGAGCCACTGTTGAAACCCCTGAGCAGGCCCCGGCGACCCCGGAAACGCCCGCGCCAGAGAAAACAGATGGCGACGGCCAGCCCCAAGGGGCGCCTGATGATTACGCCGACTTCAAGCTCGCCGACGGCGCAGAGCTCGATGCGGAAGTGCTGACCAGCTTCAAGGGCATCGCCAAGGAGCTGGGCATCTCGCAAGAGGCAGCACAGAAGCTACTCGACCTGCAGGGCCAGCTCGATTCGAAGCGTATGCAGGCGCTTGAGGCGGCTCAGGCCGAACAGTCGCAGCGCTGGGCCGACGCCGTGAAAGCAGACAAGGAGCTTGGTGGCGAGAACTACGACAAGACCGTAGAGACCGCCATCAAGGCCGTGGAGAAATTCGGAAGCCCTGAACTGCGCTCCCTACTGAACGAAACCGGAATCGGTAACCACCCCGAACTGGTGAAGTTCTGTCATCGCATTGGCAAAGCACTGTCCGAAGACAGCCTCGTGATGGGCGGCGATCAAAAGCCCGGCGCCCGTACCGCTGACGTGCTCTTCGGCGACATCAACTGAGTTGAGGACTGACACATGGCAACCCTGAATACCACCAACCCCACGCTGGCGGATCTCGCCAAGCGCAAAGACCCCGATGGCAAGATCGCCAAGATCATCGAGCTGCTGAACGGCACCAACGAGATTCTGGACGATATGCCCTGGATCGAAGCCAACGACGGTACCGGCCACAAGACCACGATCCGCTCCGGCCTGCCGCAAGGTACCTGGCGCAAGCTGAACTACGGCGTGCAGCCCGAAAAGTCGACCACCGTACAGGTGCGCGACGGTACCGGCATGCTGGAGACCTACGCCCAGGTCGATAAGAAGCTCGTGCAGCTGTCGAAGGACAAAGCCGGCTTCATGCTCTCCGAGCACAAGGCGTTCCTCGAGGGCCTGAACCAGAACATGGCCACCCAGCTGATCTACGGCGACGCCTCGCTGAATCCGGAGCGCATTACCGGCCTCGCACCGCGCTTCAACAGCAAGAGCGCCGAGAACGGCCAGAACATAATCGATGCCGGCGGAACAGCCTCGAACAACACCTCGATCTGGCTGTGCTGCTGGGACGAGACCACCATCCATGGCATCTACCCGGAAGGCACCGTTGGCGGTCTGCAGGTTGGCGCGAACAAGGAGGAGACTCTTTCGGATGCCGCTGGCGGCATGTACGAGGGCATCCGTACCCACTACGAGTGGAACGCTGGCCTCACCCTGCGCGACTGGCGCTATGTGGTGCGCATCGCCAACATCGATGTCACCGCGCTGACCAAGAACGCTTCGGCCGGTGCTGACCTGATCGACCTGATGGTCCAGGCCATCGAGCTGCTGCCGAACGCCCGCGTCGGCCGGCCGGTCTTCTACGGCAACCGCACCGTCCGCAGCTTCCTGCGCCGGCAGATCGCCAACAAGTCCAACGTCTGGCTGAACATGGAAGAGGTTGCAGGCCGCAAGGTCATGACCTTCGACAGCGTTCCGTTCAAGCGCGTTGACGCCATCCTCAACACCGAGGCTCGCGTGGTTTAAGCCGCGCAGCCTCTGACATAGGAGAGATCCAAATGGCGATCATCGATCGTTTCCTCCAGGTCTCCGCTGCCCAGGCGGTTACCGCTTCTGCTGCATCGACTGACGTGATCGACGCAGGCGCAACCAAGAACGCCAGCATCGGCCGCGACATCGGTGCTGGCACTCCGCTGGTGATGGAGTTCGACGTGCTGACCGCGCCGACTGCAGCAGGCGCCGCAACCGTGACCTTCTCGGTTCAGGACTCGGCCGACAACAGCTCCTTCGCTGATGTCGTGGCCACTAAGGCCGTGCCGATTGCGGAGCTTACTGCCGGCAAGCAGGTATTCCTGCCACTACCGCCCGGCCTGCGTCGGTACGTGCGCGCCTACTACACCATCGGCACCGGTCCGCTTACCGCGGGCGCCTTCAACGCCCAGGTTGTAGACGGCGCCAACTTCCAGCGTGCCTATCCGGACCTGTTGTAAGGAGGTAGCCGATGCGAGTCAAGGCAACAGCAGTGGGCTTCTACGGGAGCCTGCGTGAGGTCGGCGAAGAGTTCGACATCAAGGGTAAGGACGACCTCGGCGCGTGGATGGTCGAAGTCGAAAAGCCCGAACGGGCAAAGCCCGGCCAAAAGCCGGCCGCCAAGCCTGAAGAGTCCGGCAACCTGCCTGACGCGTAACACCAAGGGGCCTCCGGGCCCCTACTCATTTCCGGAGATCGCATGGCCAGTGTCGTTCAAATCTGCAACATGGCGCTCACCCGCATCGGGCAGAACCAGTTCATCGACTCGATCGACGAGCAGAGCAAGGCGGCCGA